GATGAAATAACTCAAGATTTCATGGGGCTTGATTTAGAACCCAAAGACATTCCGCTTTACATCATAGAGCATTATGGTGAGGAAGACGAGGATACTCGTAGAATAGAAAACAAATTCAAGGGAGCATACAAATTATTACAGAAGGTGTATGGTTCACAATATGATGAAGACAAATGGGATAATTTAGTGGAGTTGGACATTGCTAAGAGCGAGGATGAGAAGCAATCTATTGATTTCATAATTCCGAATAAACCAATGTATCGTATATTTGAGATTGATGATTTGAAAGAAGTAAAAGGTCTGACTGGTGAATATGTAGTTCAAGAAAAATATGATGGTATGAGAATACAACTTCATAAATTCAATGGTAAGGTAACAATCTATTCCTACAATGAGAAGGATATTACCGACAAGTGTTCTGAACAAGTGAAAGCATTGGAGAAAAAATCATTCAATGACTGCATTTTGGATGGAGAACTTATGTTGTTCATGGAAGATGAACCACTACATAGAGCAGATACAATTGCTCATGTATTCAAGAATAAGAAGGGTGGAGAACTTAGAGCGCATGTTTTTGATATTATGGTTCATGAAGGTAAGAACATAACCGATGAAGTTCTTAGAGAGAGACACAACATATTACTCTATCAATACTCACAACATTCCTCAGAACACCTAGCCTTCCCTTCTAAGAAGGACACTAGGATTGCAGATTCAATAAAGGAAGTTGAAGAATATGCTAAGGAAATAATGTCTTTACCTGCATCAGAAGGTGTTGTCATCAAGGATATTGAATCAACGTATTACATTGGTTCTAAGAAGAATCCCAAGTGGATTAAGTGGAAGAAGTTTGTTGACTTAGATGTGGTGGTTTTGGATGATAAGAAAACAAAAAGCAATCTCCATTCTTACACTATGGGAATTGGGCCAGTTAATGCTGAAACCGCTAGGAACTACAAGACTGTTGAGTTAGAAGATAAGCAATATCTTCCAGTGGGTAAAGCACTGAACACCAAAGAGAATGTTAAGATTGGTGATATTGTTAGAGTTAAGGTTGATGAAGTAAAGAAAGGCAAAGATGGGTTCAAACTATTTTCTGCTAAGGTTATTGAGATACCGGAAGTTACCCAATCAGATTCGCTTGAGACTCTAGAGCAACTTGCTAGTAAAACCAAGAAGTCTCTCACTGGAATGAAATACACGTTAGGTGAATCAGTGGGTGGTATGTTTGAGGTTACTACTGGATTGAAAAATCCTAGAGGTGCAACAAGTAAGAAGGTAAAGAAAGGATATTACATTACCGACCATACACATGGAGTTGCTGAAATAATCCTCAAAGAAGATATGAATGGGTTTACCATTTATGGATTTGAGGGAGATACTCTAATGCAGAAAAACGCACTATACAACATAGATGTTTGGAAGGAACAAGTAGCAGAAATCATGAAGAGTAAGCGTTCTATTTTCAGATTAGCAATAAGGAATGAGATATTAGAAAGTGGTAGGGATAATCTACCATTTGAGAAGATACTAGACTTTGTGATGGACAAACATCAAGGTTCATTTGCTGATTTGTTTGATTCTAATGATGGTAAGTTAATGTCTTGGATGAAGCAACAGGATGACTTAGTGTATCTTCATCCAAATAAATTCACTGCTAAAGAAGATGTCTTGGAAAAGGATATTGATGAGATAAACAAAGATAGTGATATGGGTAAGTATTCCATAACATTACGAGAAGACAAAAATGTTGATTTGGTCATAGACTATGAAAATGAGAGAATGGCTTGGACAATAGACATAGAAGGTAATACAGACATCTATGATTTATTTGGTAAGTCAGGTAAGTTCCCTGCTGTTGTTGCTAAGAAGATAGGGGAGTCAAGGAAAGTGTTAGACAAAGGAAGTATTGAACTGGGTATCCAAAAGAATGGTTATCATGAATATCGCTTAGATGGAGATAAGTTTCAAACTAGAATACATTTCAGAGTAGTGCCTTTAGAAGAGAAAAAGAGTTGGGTTGCTTGGACAGGTAAGAAACAAGAGATGTTAGACGACAAAAGCAATCCAAATAAGTGGAATATAACCGAAGACGCATATGCCGGATTACCCTTCCCTGCGTCTAAAACGGAGTAATTTCACAATCTATTCATATAGTAAGAGTGAAAACTCGGATTTCATGCTGATGATGGATACTCCTTTGCTAAAGGCAGATACCACCCATGAGTTTACTATTCTGAAGTCAGATAATCTGATTATCGGAGGCTATGCTTCCATTGAGATTGTTGACAAGCAGAACGATTTAATCACACTTGAGGCACTTAATGACGCAGTAAAGAAATACATGTCTGATGAAAAGTATAGAAATGTAATGTCTAACCATTCTAATGTCCAAGTTGGTGAGGTAGTAGAAAAGTATCGAGATGCTCATGGAGTATTGCATAAGACAGCAGTTGATGATGTAGGATTCTATGTGGTTATCAAACTACGAGATGACATTGAGAAGGCAAAAGAAATTTCAAGAGGTATCCGAAAGGGAACTCTACGTTCCTTTAGCATTGGAGGACAGGCCATATCGAAGAAGCAAAGAACTTCTGATGAGCATGGTGAATACAATGAGATAGACAGATTGGAACTGCATGAAGTTACAATTTGTGAAAAGGGGATAAACCCCGAAGCGAAATTCGACATTTTGAAAATGGAGGAAAAACAAATGAGTGAAAAACTGGAAAAAGCACTTGAGGAGTTGAATGACTTAATGAAGCAAGTCAATCAAGTTCACAGTGAAGTAGACGACGTAACGAAGAACGCGGAATACATGGACACCGAAGAAGCACCTGATGCTGACTTAGAAGAGAAGGCAGATGAGGAACTTGAAGTGGACTTGGAGGAGAAGGCTCTTGATGAGGATTCAACAAGAGACTATGAAGCCGGAGAGGAAGTAGTTAGTGGCGGAAAGCCAAAGGCTGCTCCTGCTGCACTTAGCGTAGCAAAGGGACTTGAGGGTGCAGATTTTGCAACTCTTGACCTAAGCGTTGAGAATGTAGAGAAGGCATATGCCAAGTTCAAGGCAGAGAAGATGGAGGCATTAGCCTACGAATCTCTTAACAAGACCTTTGAGACACGACTCTCTAATGAGTTGTCCGTAAAGAAGGCTAACGCAGAGAGAGCAGAATACGATGCTCGAACTGATGTAGCCGCTTTGAAGGAGGAATTCGCTGTTCTGCGAAAGTCTCTAACAGAGAAAGATTCCGAAATAAGGAAGGCACAGGAAGTTGCTATGGCACTACCTGATGGAATTCCTACAAGTATTGAGGCGGCGGCTGAGATGTCTTGGGATGACCTACACGCAATGGTAAGAGGTGACTGAATATGACAGGATACATTAGGACAATGAAGGACTTAGAGGCTGCAACATACGGATACGGTGGAAACACTGGTAATGCTCTACTCAAAGCGGGTGGAGTTGTAGGAGGCTTCGGCACTCCTCACGATGCTGCAACCAATCCCTTTACTGCGGCAGGTGGACTAGGCGACCTATACAACGTTCTTTATGGACAGAAAGTATGGTCAATGCTTAATCAAGAAGTTAACCCCCTTGCTATGTTGGCAAAGAGGCCATACACATCTAGTGGATGGCGAGTTCTAAAGAGCCGACCTATTGGTGGTTCAGGTGCGGCATTCGCAACTGGTTCTAACGCTGTAACTGCAAACATCTCGTCTGCAAACGCGGCTACCCCAAGAGCAGACACAATCGGTGGAGTTCCTGAGAACGCAGTGATTGGCACAGATATGGTTGCACTTGCACCCGAATACACTAAACTATATGTTAGCCCGAAGACAGTGGCACATCTGTTTGAGTTCTCAGAACTTGGAATGGAACTTGCTGCTATTGATGATGGTGTTGGCGATATACGTGCTATTGTTCGTGAGGACATGGGTAAACTACATGCAGAAGTTCAGAGTAAGATGCTAGTTATGCCTCTTGAGAAATACAATGAGAATAACACAACTGGTATTGAGAAGAACTACACATCTCTATACAAGATTGTTTCATCTGCTGCTGAGTTGGCAATGATGCAAGAGGATAACGTGTTTTACAACAGTAAGAACAATGATGGAACATTCGCACAAATTGCTGATGCAGCAACCATCTTCGGTTCAGAGCGAACTGTAACTGTTGGTAACACTGGTAATACAGGGGCATTCACCTACACAGGTGTTGCTTCTTTCCTAGATGCTGAAGTTGACTTCGGCGCAGGTTACCTATCAGGTGATTGTAGGGTTCTAACATTGAGCCTTCTAAATGACATGATTCGTAGGCTACGTCAGAACGGCGGAAACCCGAAGGTTATCATTACTGGATACGATACCATACAGGCACTTTCTGACTTGCTACAAAGTCAAGAAAGATTCATGGACAGGAAGGAGATTGTTCCTACCCACAACGGCGTTAGAGGCGTAAAGGGTCAGGAAGTTGGTTTCAGAGTTGCAACATACTACGATATACCAATCATACCCGCTAAGGATATGCCATCAACTGGTCTAGGAACATCTAATCGCATCAGCGACATATTGATTCTAGATACAGACCACCTGTGGCTATCAGTGATGAAGCCTACTCAGTATTTCGAGGATGGTATTACTAGTGGCAACCCATTCGGTGTTGGCAAACTAGGAAATCAAGGTATGTATCGCACTATGGGTGAGACTTGCTGTTCCTTCTTCAAGGGACAGGGTAAGATTACTAACCTAAAGAGTGCGTGATTGCCTCAATAATTAGTTGAATAAACGTAAAGTAGTAGCCTCTACTCCGACATACCGGAGTAGGGGTTACTACCCAACATAGGAGGCATAGATATGGCATTGATTAAACTAGTAAGACATAGGCCGGAAGGCGACATACTAATAGGAAAAGGCGAGTATTCAATAGGAGCGCACACATGGTGTGAAGTTCCTGCAAACATTGCAGTAAATTATTGCGGTGATGAAGGGATGCTTATTGATTTCACAGAAGATGATAAGAAGCACATTTCAACATTAGATGAAAGAAGGCTAAAGTATCTCAAGGCACATTTGAATGTTGCAGAAGAAGATGACGTTCTATCTGTTCTATATCCTAAGAAGAAGACAACAGCAAAAAAGAAAGTAGAAAAGGTAGTTGAAACAGTTGTTGAAACTATTGCTCCTACGGAAGAGGTAGAAGAGAAGCCTACTCCAAAAAAGACTGCTAAGAAAGCGGTTAAGAAAACCGCTAAGAAGGAAGTGGAATGATGGTTGGGGGAGTAGCAGGTAGCCCCGTCAGAACCGCTAGTGCAGTGTTGTGTGACGGTAATTGTAAATTAAATAGTATTCATTTCACTGCAACAGGAACAGCAACCCTGAAAATCTACGACCATAACAGCACTACTGTTGGGTCGTCTGATGAAGTTGCTAGATTAATAGTCACAGCAAACTCAACTGCTGAGTTTGATATGCATGGTAGAAAAATGGGAACAGGGGTGACAGCAATACTAAGTGGCACAGGGGGAGCGTATTCCTGCACTTGGAGTTGAGCCTATGCCTACAATTGAATCTGATACTCGATTAATAATGACTATACTGTTCGTAGGAGCAGTGAGTGGAGTAAACATCTACTTCTATACTATGTTTGGCATAAACTTCCCATACGGAGGTATTGCACACGCGGTGTTATTTGGTATTTGCACTGTGGGAGCAATAATGATATTGAAAGCACTATTTGACTTATTGTTGAATGATGTAATAGAAGAGTTCCTACTAAAGCGTAGAATAGACGCATATTGGAACAGGAAGGCTAGAGAGGAAGACAATCGTAAGAGAGTCAGAGAATCACTACGTCAATTCAATCAGACATTCAACACACAACCAAACTTTGGGGAGATGCAGGGTGGATTCGTGCAAACAGTTCCTAACGATAATACATTGAGTCCAACATTCTTAACTCAATTCAATGAATGAGGTTAAAGAATGGTATCTGAAATACTAATGGGTTTTGATGAGTCAACACTGGCTTATGATTTACAACGAGCGCACTCTGCTGATATTTGGTTTCTACGAGCAAGGTTTTGGTTGTGGGGCGGCATTGCCTGTTTAGTTAGTTTCTCAATAGGACATCTACTTCCACTGTTTGGAATAAACGTATTTCAATGGATGCTTGATGGGCTATTCAGTGCATGGCATCATCTATGGAGTTAAGTTATGTCAGTAATGGCAGGTTTCGCTATACTAGTAGTGGAAGCAATGAACAAAATGTATCAGCGTTTACATTCCATACCTTTTGGAGTGTATGGTGCTAGTAAGGCAGGGAAGACTACTCTTCATCATCAGTTGAGAACTAGAGGTGAAGTTCCTAGTATAACTGATAGAACGGTTGGAAGACATAGGGCAACTAGAAAATATGTAAAACTGGATGGGGATGCTCACACTATCAAATCCGCAGATGTCGGAGGAGAAACAGTATTTTGGAATGAGTGGGTAGAAGACATGCGAAATAGGCATGTGAAATATATCATATTCATGTTTGATGATAGACACATGGATAAGCACTATGATATTGAACAACAGTTGTGTTGGACATTCTTAGTGGATACAATTTGTTCTCCTTTTTGGAATGTTAATGGTAAGAAGAAGAAGAAGAAAATGCATGACTATCCTATTGCTGTTTCACTTTGGGCTAACAAATATGACTTATGGAAAGACAAATATGATTATGATGGTAAGATGGAGAAGCACCCCATTTTTGAATCCTTTAGAAATGGGATGCAAAAACTAAATGATAAGGGAATCCCATGTCACAAATATATTGTAAGTGCTAAATCTGATTCAGAGATGGTGTATAGAGGAATCCTAACCATGATAAGGGACTACTAGGGTGGGTTAACAGATGACGATACAGTTTCAGCCCCCTACTTTGATTGGCGCGCAGTCGGCAAACACAGGCATGAATCCTTTTTTGGATAGGTTTTCTGCTGCTAGAGCAGCAGGTTCAGTAATGATGTATGAATATAAGAGTGTGAAACCAAAGAAGCAATTGAAAGAAATAATCAAGATATTAATGCCTGAAAAGAAAACCTTCTTGAAACTACCATACAAGTTCAAATATAACATTAAAGACAGATGTGTTGTTTGTGGTTCTCAGAAGAAATGGGAATCAGGAGACTCAATGCGCCCACCATTACCATTGCATAAAGTTCGTAAGGGTTATCCAATGAGAGGAACTTATTGTGAGAAACATTCTCAAATACACAGACAATATGAAATGCTTGAACAGCAGATATTGGCAGATGAACATGGGCTTTCTTTCAGTGCATACATGCCTTCAACTAGAAGATTAAACCCACTTGCTAGTGGCCCAGTAACTAGTCTAAAGGTAGAAGATATACAATCGTTATCATCATTAGGATGGGGGATTCAACCCCCTGTTGCTAATACTGAAACTAAAGAAGAAGAACTGTTTAGATTAATTATTGCCAATAACGGAATTAGTGCGCGAATCAAAACACTATTAACTGAAGGGGCTAAGGTCGTAAACAATGAGGAAGGGGGGATTGAGTAATGGGATTATTTGGAACTAGTAATGGGGCTATTGCTACACAGATTGGAGCGCAACAACAAACTAATTTCAAAGCAATGAACAACCTTTTGACGTTGCAAGAAAATCATGTAGAAGATTTCTTTCAGTATCATGGTGAAGCATTCTTGGGTGCAATGGAGAAACTAATAGAAGACACTGTGCAACGAGCAGTTAGTCAGATGTTAGTAAAATTAGAATTTAATCAAAGTTCTAGTGGTAATCTTGTTATTTCTCCTGATGCACTTGTTGAATTTACTAATATCACACAAGAAAACATTCAATTAGATTTGGCTAATCTTCTAGCAACTGCTATCAATAGTGAAGTAGTAATGCAGAGAAGAATGGCTAAACAACAATATCTTGAGGCACAGGGATTCACTTCTCCCTCACAACCACAACCAACTACACAGTCACAAATGGGAATGGGAGTGAACCCACAAGGGATGAATCCTGCTAACATACAGGGGGGCAATATGTCAGTTGGGATGAATAACACCATGATGCAACAGCAAATGGCATTCAATAATCAATCAGGATACCCTGTTCCCCCACAAGGATATGATAGTATGAACAACCCATATTGGATAGACCCACAGACTGGTCAGCCAACATACACCCCACCACAGAGCGGTTTAGGTCTAGCACAAGGATTAGGCAAAGCAGTTGCTTGGGCTAAGTGGCTTGCATAGGTTGGGGCTAAATGAATGTCAAGAGTGAAGGTTACACCCAGTTGGTTAAAGACAGGATTCATATTAGAAGAATCTGATAAAAACAAGAGTTGGGATACTCTATTTTCTGAACAACCCCTGTTCAGATATTTGACATCATATGTTTTCAACGGGGTTTCTAACACCCGTAATATGAGAGAGACTAGGAAGGTAATGAGGAAGTTAATTTCATTAGACCAAGATGAGATAAACGAAGGCATTGAAAAGGATTATGATTTATTCTTAGAGAGTTTCTTATCCATACTAGAAAAAGCACCATTGGTTGAATTAGTGGAACAATTAGAACTAAAGGAATATGTAACTAAGGATGGTAAAAATAGAGCATTCTCTGAGTCTTTGAGAAGAAACATGGCTAAGAGAGATACCAAACTAATTGATTTGAATAATGATTTGAAAGTCAGTCAATTATTAGGCGATAGGTATGGCAAGGGATTAGATGATACAGAGAGGAAAACTAAACGCGCTCAAAAAAATGTAGCAGAAAAATATGAAAGTAGAAGCAGTAGGCTTCTAGGGGCATTCGATAGAAGTGAACCTGTGTTATATCCATCAACTCTTTCTAAGCACATGAAGGTTAGTGGGGATACAATAACAATTGATACCGAAGCATACTTCACTGAATTGTTTAGAGTTGAAGGATATGGCAAGATTGGAACAGATACTTTTCAGTTTAATTATGGTGGTTCATCTTCATTTGCTCAAGATAAGAGTGAAGAACAAGATAAAGCAGATGGGTGGGCTGAGAGTAAGTTTCCTGATAAATGGCAGGACATGTCTTCAAAAGAGAAATTAGATAGATTCCGAGATTGGAAAAAGGAAGAAGAAGAAGCATCACAGGAAGAACTTGAAGGATTCTATGAAGATAAGGAAGATGATGACAAAGGTATCACCGTTGATGAAGAGAAAATGCTAACTAAGGCACAGACTTCTAATGCCCTAGTCACTTTGAAAATAAGTGACGACCATACATATGTGTTAGATGTTTTTGGAGATAAACAATACTTCGATGATGAAGATGCTGTTGACAATAGAGAAGAACTGTGGGATGCCATAGATGATGTAACTTCCCCGACTAAAAAGGAAATCATGGAGATTGTTAAATCACAAAGAAAGTCGTTTTTGAAAGATTCCATATTAGATTCACTAACACCTCATGAGCATAAGATACAGATTGGAAAGTTGGTAATTACACTAAACACTAAAGAATGGAAGGATGAAGAGAAGTTTCTTGAGTGGATTATGGTTGGAGCAGGAAAAAGTGAAGATAAGAAAACAGCGTCTGCTGCTAAAGATATGGCTAAACGCATAAAGAAACTAAGTGGTTTGTTAGACCAACTAAAGAGCAAATGGGGTTCTTACGTTTATTCCGAAAAAGAAAGCCCATATGATAAGTTCATGCAATTGTTGTTACCTAAGACAAAAAAAGAACTGATTGATTTTTTCTCACAACTCATAGTTGGTGTTAAACAGGACAAATACAATTTAGATAATCCAAAGCAAGCCGATTGGACACATGGTGAACCACTGAAAATTCCTCAAGAACTTGAAGACTTAATTCCGACTCAAGAAAAACTAGGAGAACGTGTGATAGAAGGGGAATCAAAACCAATTGGCATTGAAGAACCTGTTTATGAAACCTACACTGATGAAGATGGAAAAACAAAAGAGAGGCCAGTAAAGGATAAGAAAGGCAAGCAAGTTATTGAAATAAAGAACTATTATCCTGCCTTTGGAAACCATGATGCACTAGTGTCTATACTAGAAGCAATTGTTAAGAATATCAAATCAGGAGATTATCGAGAACAAATTAAATTCATACCATTCCTAGAATATGCTGATAATGAAAATGAATTGAAGGAAAGAATAAGTGAGCAACTTCTTGAAGCAGGTCATTGGATAGGAGACGAAAATAGCCCACAATATCGGTTTAAGGATTCAACAGTTAACATTATGACGTTTTCAACCGATAAAGTTAACAAAATACTAGTGGACACTAAGATAGGCAGAAGGAGTAGCAAGGGCTTTACTCGCGGTAGATTTAGCGAGAGTGGAGCAGGTCAATCTGAAGCGCAAAAGGAAAAAAGAAGTAGAAACGATACCGATAAACAGGATGCAGAAGAATTAACATTGGTATATCATGAATATACAGGATTAAAACAATTAATAGTAGGATGATAAGATGGCAAAAGTTAGTTCCCCAAGCGATTTCACCAACATCAATGCTAATTATGCTCTCGGTAATGGATACTATACCACCCATACAGATGTTAGTAATTTACTACAAATAGGGGCGTTTAGTGGTAGCACTACACCAACAATAGCAGAAGTCGGTAAGATTATCAAAAGAGTAGAAGAGAAAATAGATGATGCGGTTAAACAATCATACCGACCAATACTACACCACCAAGAGTTTTACTCGTTTGATGGTTGGAATAAAGGAGCATACCCTGTTCAACAGTGGAAGGATTATATTGGTTTCATACAACTATCACAACCTAAGATACAGAAGATAGTTAGATTAGAAATTTGGCAAGGAAATAGATGGAAGGATTTAGCCTCTGCTACTGCTAGACTAACTCTACCTTCAAACACTATCACTAATGCTTGGACTATTTCATTAACCGCAGGAACATACACATTCAACATAGTAGAGAATACACACTTCTATGATAATTTTGGCCCAAAAACAACTGCAAGTCAATTAGCCGATGCAATCAATGAAGTGTTCCCTCACAAGACTGCCAAGTTCACAGGAGAGGTTGCTGCTAAATCATTGCGAGATACTACTAACACAGTTAATATCTCTGATTTCTTTTACGCCTCTGCTGAAGGAGATACTGTTGTAATATCTTCATTACTTCTAGGGGAGGATGGTTCTAGTTGTGGTATCACATCTACATATGGAACTGTTGATGCTTTCACAGACAATGAAGACCAAAGAAGATTAGGAGACTTTTGGCAGTTGAAAGATGAAGGTAAAATCTTCTTCTTACGAGAATATCCATATGTTGCTAATCATTCTATACGAGTTGCGTTTGTCGCAGGAGATGGTAGAGTTCCAGCACCTATACACGAAGCGGCTACTAAGTTTGTAGCGGCAGAAATAATACGACATGATGATAATTCCATATTAGTAGCAGAAACAGACTCCAATATAGATTTGAAAACCAAACACGACATTCTCTTAGAAGAAGCGAATGATATTATTGATGGTAAGAAAAATCTAATCCATTTCATATCGTGATACTATGCAAAACCTAAACGCCTTATTTCGTGAACTCTTGGATAGAGAGATAGAAAGAAATGAGGCGTTAGCAGAATTAGGCTATGCAGGATTTACCCTTAGTGATGATGAAGTATTCAAACATGCATTAGATGTGTTTGTTAAACAGGTAGGCAGTAAAGCAGTGGAGGCATTTAATGGCAGAACTCCTTGATGAAGTTACATTCATAATTAGGTTGTTGCAAGACAATTGGAGTGGTGCAGGATTAGCCCTATACAATAGTGGGGCTATTGCTGTAAATTTGCCTGTGCCTAAAGTAATAGATGTGCGTTCAATAGAACCAAAAGAAGGAAGAAGGGTTGATGCTGATTCTAACAACGTCATAGTTGTCTATGAGGATAGTTCCTCAACTACATATCCTACCATTGATTATTCTGTTAGAAACGAGACATTTGCATTCACAATACACATGAGAGTGCTACATAGAAGAGACTTTCCTGATAACACTACTTCTAGAGACAGACTTAGGATTTTATACAGAATTGTGCGTTACATTCTTGAAACAAACTCTCTTAGCCCCACCATATCTACGACAGTGGGGGGAACAACTTACACCGATAGTGCAGAAATAATAAAATTGCAAAGTAGGAGTGAGGCCAATGATAGAAAGAAAAGGTTATTGGGCTACAAACTAAGCGTAGAGATGAAGAGAATGGGGAGAAGCGTATGACGACAACTGCAATTTTGACTGATGAAGTGTTTACAGGAACAGGCGTAAGTGCCACTATGATACCTGAAAGTGATATTTATTTGTCAGATTGCACACTCGGAGCAAGCCCATTTACTACTATCACTATCACTGCTGATACTAGGAAGTTCGGTAGCGGAAGTGTTGAGAACTTTACTTTGGTAGCAAACTTGTATCAAGGCTGTATGGCTAAGATAGTCAATAACACATCTACTACATTTAATGGCACATACATGATTAAGAGCAATACTGGCACTACTATTACTTTTGGAGAAAGTATTGGGGATGCGAGTGATGATGACATTGATATTACAATTCAAGCATTTGGCGCACCTGCTATTGCTCCTGATGTGATTACAGGAAAACCTAATCTTCTTGCTGATAACTGGATGGGGTTGGTGAATACACTATCTCCTCCTAGTGTAGAGGTAGAAGTAGCACAAATGAATTTAGCATTGGGTGGTTCTAGGAATTTAGGATACCAATACAAGAAGGGAGAAACTGTTAGTGGTGGCTCTCTTGATATTTCAATGAGCAATGGGTCTTGGCTTTACTATGCGTTAGGAG